TTTTCACTGTCTCAATAATCAGTTTAGCACATCTCGTTAAACACGATACAATAGAAAGATCAAAATGCAAATGCGTGAAGTAGTTACAGGTGACGTCGGTAAATGCGGCTGTGGTCGTAGTCCTACTGGCAAGTGTATTGGATGGCACGGTTTGTCGGAATCCCAGTTCAAAGCTGAGATGGCAAAGTACATAGCCGAGCAATCGAAAACACCTTCTGGCACAACAACACAAGTTTTGCACGGTTGATCGAAGTTGAGCACAATCTCATAAACTTGTAAAGTAAGATTTTCAACACTAACCTAACTTAAAGGTAAACACAAATGACACCTGGAAAGACATTCAAACTCAGCAAGACCTCTAAGCGTATGATGGCTACCATCACAGGCGCAGAAGCACGCGGTGAGTTTAAGCGAATGATGATCCAAGCTCAGCTCGCTGCACAAGTGATTGTGAAGCGTGAAAAATCCGACAAGTCGGAATAACACAACAGATATCCAGGGGTGGATACAGCAACCTCCTAAAAATCATAGGAACGTCAAGTAAATCCCTTCCGGCTCGTCCGGAACATCATTTGACTATGTTCACGTCCAGACATGACGATGAAATGGCAGTGGAATGGTAGGCCCTGCATTAAAAAAGTTAAGCACCTCGAAAGAGGTAACGGGATAGTGGCAATGCCGACTATTCTGCATCGACCGCCCACCCGTCCTAATTTAGGGAAACTTGCAGCAACCTCTATACATCAAACTGCTAAATTGAAACGTAAAAAGGTTTCCCGCTAAAATTTTAGGGTTACTGCATCTGTCGCGATTTGCAGTTGTCGAAGTGGTATAGTTTGAACCTGCCGAGCATTTTCTTGGTTAGTCCGCAGTGGGGGCAGGTTCCTAAAGGTGCATTAGCCATCGCGATACGGACGTTCTCAAGTCGTTTGGCTGGGTCCTTCCAGTTTTGATACATGCCCTTGCGAGCAGCCCCAGAATGTGCAGCGTGCTCTGGGGTTCTCGGTAGTTTATTGAAGGTTTTGATATAGGCGTTCTCAACTGCACCACCCGAACGTCCGTTTTCTTCCATTAGGTTTGCCCAGTTGGGGGATTTCACAATATCATGCATTTTTGAAAACGAAAGTGCAAAGGTAGAGAGTTCTTGAAAGTCGGTATATAAACAATACCACAATGTTTCGACCTGTTGTTTTCCGTGAGCGGATATGTGGCGTAACCAATATTTACCGGACCCAGTATATGTCAACGGATCTTTTATGGTCTTCCCAAAATAAAGTTTGCCCGTGACTTTGTGTTGTTTTATGTATAGATAAGTGGGAACGAAAGTTGCTACATTAGGTTTGCTGGTCATAAGGTTCTCCTTGGTAAAATGACTAGAGGTGCTGGGAAGGTCGAAGTTCCGTGAGCACCATGTATTTATCTGTTTAGCCCACATGGGTAACGCAGTAAACTATAGGTTAGAGAGTTATTTTTAAGATTGATTACAGCAAAGGAAAAACATGAACACGTTCGCAACAGCGGTCAAAACTCAATCTGTACGCACAGAAAATGGTATGAAGGCTCACGCTGGAACTGGTGACGCATGCGTCAACTTGTTCTACGCAATTGGCGCAATGCGCGGTAAGGATATCCTGCCGCTATTCAAAGCCGCTTACCGTGAAAACGCTGAGATCGCTGTTCGCATTGCGATGTGGGCACGTGACGTCCGCGGTGGAGCTGGTGAACGCCAGATTTTCCGCGACATCCTTGGTTGGCTAGAAACCAACCAGCAAAACGATACGACTCTTGCTCTAATCGGCAAGATTCCTGAAATCGGTCGCGCTGACGACTTGTTCGTCTTCAAGACCAAGGAAGCTCGTACTCACGCATTCACCGTGTACGGAGACCAACTCCGTCAAGGTAACGGCTTGTTCTACAAGTGGTTGCCTCGTGAAAAGAGCGCAAAGAAGCAGCTCGCTGCTGAAATGCGTACATTCTTCGGTCTGACTCCACGTCAGTACCGTAAGCTAGCATCTGCGAACACCAACGTTGTTGAATCGCAAATGTGCGCTAAGGATTGGGACAACATCAACTTCTCGCATGTTCCTTCGGTTGCAGCTTCGCGCTACAAGAAGGCTTTCAAGCGCAACGCTGACGCAGCTTTCACTGCGTACGTTGAAAAGTTGACGAAGGGTGATCCGTCTGTCAAGATCAACGCAAGTTCGATCTTCCCATACGAAATCATCAAGGGTTGGGAATACCAAACCAGCAACGCTACGCTACGTGCGCACATCAACGCACAGTGGGCTGCTCTACCTAACTATGTTGGGGACGCTAGCATCCTACCGTTAGTTGACGTGTCTGGCTCGATGAGCTGCCCAGCAGGTGGTGACACCTCTGTGACATGCCACGATGTCGCACTATCGCTTGGTTTGTACCTGTCTGAAAAAACAAGGGCAAGTTCAAGGATATGTTCTTGACATTCTCGTCGAAACCAGAACTATTGCACCTAACCGGTGACGTTATGGACCGTCTGGAAGCTATGAACCGTAGCAACTGGGACATGAGCACAGATGTGGTCGCTGCATTCGCCAAGATTCTTGACGTTGCAGTTCGTGGACGTGTTCCACAAAGCGAAATGCCTGACACGATTTGCATCTTCAGCGACATGAGTTTTGACCGTTGTATTCGCTGGGATGATAGCGCATTCGAGTCGGTAAAACGCCAATTCAACGCAGCTGGATACACAGCACCAAACGTTGTGTTCTGGAATTTGAACCACAATGGGACAACTCCGGTCACGACGAACGCAAAGGGTGCAGCTTTGGTATCAGGTTTCAGCCCATCATTGGTTGCAACTATCTTGGGTGCAAATCCAGATGAGTTTACTCCCCTAGCTCTTATGCTCAAGGCAGTATGCATTCCTCGATACGACCTGTAAACAACTTGCAGTTGGTTCCATGCCAACGCTTGTAGTTCTGTCCACTTGAAGTCGACTTGTCGCACCATTCGCAGGTGTAGATAGGTCGACTTTCTTGTTTGGCTGCTATGTTTACAGGGTTCTTACTGCAATTTTCACCATGTAGATATCGATACTTCCAAGGTTGCATACTTTTATTGCAATGCTCGCATACAACATCTGCAACTCGGTAGCGGTCAAACTGAAGATCACGTTCTGCTAACTGTTCGGGCGACAATATCAATCTGCAGTTTGGTCCATGCCACCTGTCGTGGTTTATCTTATCGCACACTAAACCACAATGTTCGCACGTAGTCTGGGTAGTAGCGATTTGTCTCTTTGCAGCTGTTGATAATTTTTGTCTAACCTGGTCGGTTATTTTTCGATACTGACCGTTTGTGTTACCCTTCATTCGTTCGCTATGTGCTCGCTTCACCTCATCAGTATGCTTTCGACCGTACATTCCATTTAGTTCACCTAACTGACCACTTCCTTCGCCACCATCAGTTCGATTGCGCAATATTCCGGTGTGATTGTCTTTTCGACCGTACCAAGCAACAAGTCGGCGCTCTATTGCTAGTGCTCCAAGCTCAGTCAAGTGTTTCTCAAGTATGGTGATTCGAGAGTCATCTTTTGGTACCCGAGCACCATTGTCGCCGTGATATTTCCAGGCCCTTGCACCCTGGCCTTTTCCAATGTAGTATGGAGTGCCATCTGCACGAAGATAAGCGTACACATAAAACCGCAATGGGTTTGATTTATTGAGATCGCATAAGTATTGTTTGATGCTGGTCATAAGGGGTCTCCTTGGTAAAATGACTAGAGGTGCTGGGAAGGTCCAATTTCCGCGAGCACCTTATATTTATCTGTTTAGCCCATTGCTTCGATGAAGTAAAGTGGTAATATAGATGGGACTGTAGCATAATCGGTAGTGCCGTCCACTCATAATGGATAAGGTTCGGGTTCGAGTCCCGACGGTCCCACCAAAATAAAAGCCCCTCACGGGGCTTTTCTTATTTCCACTTTGCTTTTATCCATCTCCAGCCAAATAGCAGCACTGGTAGGATCAAAGTTGACCAAATCCATTGGATGTGTTCTTTGATCATTGCAACGATCCATTGTTGCGGAGTAATCTCCACTGTTACAACACTTTCAAACGTCTTGATGGACCGTTCTGCACGATCATTGTCTACATTGACAATTGCATTGATGGACAAATGAATATCGTGTTTACCTGGCTTTGATTTTGATAGATCCCATTTCCACTCGGTGATTTCTGTCTCCGATAGTGCTTGGCGCTGTGGGGTTAGTGCTAATACCGTAAAGTCTGGTGCCAATAGATCAACACTCAACACCTTTGACACTTTGATGACTGCCTTTGTTTGATTTTTAGTTGCGGTTATAGTTGACTGTTCAACTAACACAGTTGGATCAATCGACAGCTTGATGTGGAGCGTGTCTTCAACATTTGCAAGCGTTGGGACATCGAATGTCATTACTGCGTTTTTTAGTTGCGATGAAATTACATCCGCTGTTTGCTGTGCATTTGGTGCAGCCGCTTTTGGGGCAATGTGGAATTTTTCGCTACCTTACCAATCGCGGATGTTGGTGGTATTTGGATCATTTCTACGTGATCGACATCACTAAACTGTGATGCAACACGATCGATTGATGGCGCTGGTGCGGGAGCAGGCGGAGGTGGTGGTGCTGGTCTATGTTGCGACGGCATTGGTGGTCCGGCCGCAGGTTCTTCAAAAACGATCGGTTGCTCGACAGCAGGTGGCACTGGTAGTTGCGCACATCCCGCTAGCAGTGTTACAATAAGTAGACGAGTTAGCATATAGCATTGTTTTTATTACGGTTTATTTACTCAAAATGTCGACACCTTACTTCCCACCTTCGATTCACGGAATTCAATACGATTTTCTAAAACCAGAGGTAAAATCTGCAAAGGGTACAAAGCCTCCGAAAGATAAGAAGCCTGTCAACTGGCGTGCAGGCCGCAAGTGCACTTGTGCTCTAGCGTGTATTACGCCCTCTGGTCGAGTGCTAATCTGCCATCCTACAAATGGTCCGTGGAAGTTTGGTTGGGGATTTCCGAAGGGTGTCAAGGACGATACGGATATTGATGAAATCTCTGCTGCACGTCGAGAATTAAAAGAAGAGACTGGTCTCGATCTTCCTGATGATATGCTGTACATCAACTGTGGCACATTCGACTACACGAAGGAAAAAGTGTATCGCCTATTCGCTGTCAAACTCGACTACGAAATCGATATCACCACACTGAAATGCGAATCGATGTTCACTGATAAAGACGGTACACAGAAGCCGGAGATTGACAAGTACGACCTCGTCAAAATCGATCGGTGCTACAAAGATATGTCTGCAAAGCAAGCGAATGTAGTGAAATCTTGTCTAGCAAAATTACGAGCAACACTGCGTGGTACTGCAAAAGACACTCGTGACGATTTGAAGCGATAAATATATGTAAGTCCAGATGGAGAGTTACATATGGCAAAAGGTGTGTGGACAGTTGAGGATACGAGGTTGTGGATACACGACCAGTACTTGAAATTAGAAGATGTTGACTACTATTTGAAAGCTACTGTTGAGTGGCTGGAGAGTAAAGGGATCAGCAATAGAAAACTCGTCTTTGTCTGCTCATTTATGACTGTAATCTGGGTTAACCATCTTCGCGGGAACCCATCATCCAAGCGGGAAATCTTTGAACTACTTGAAGTCCCCCATTGGGAAGACGTTCACGACCAACAATATATCTTACCGTCTGTGTACGTGGAGATGAACCTCGAACACGAGGAGCTACTTGAGTTGGTTCTCAAAAACAAGATCACATTGTAAATAATAGCAAGGAGGGGTACCCATATGCTATCATTAACATACATCAGCATTCGGACAGATATCTTAGACGAAGATGCGCTAAACGACATCATTTCGCTAGCAAATCGGTGCAACGAACAACACAAAATCACTGGTCAGTTAATATCGTGTCCGTACTTCGTTGTCCAAACGATTGAAGGCGAGCAGCCAGCAATCGAGCAACTATTTGACAACATTAAACGAGATACAAGACACTTCAATGTTGATATTGTGGAGCGAAAAGAAATATCGGTCCGTGAATATTCAAACTGGATGGCAAAGAAAACTATCAGTATTACAGAATTTGCTAGTAAGTTACGTGAACTAGGATGGTCACAGCCACTAGGTAAACACTAATTGGTAGTAAATACCCATACAACACTTGGGTATTATTATGAGTTTATATGCAATGATGATCTACGCTTCCGCAGTCTTGAACCCACTTTCTTATCTCGAGTATAATCAAAAAGTTCAAAAACTATCTGCAGCCGAACAAGAACGGCGAGATGCATACTCAGCTAAATGAAAAATTCCAAACAACTGCAGCAACTATATGAGGAAATGTGTGAACACTACTCACCAGACGCGGTAGCAGTTGATCAAAACGACAAGAAATGCTTCAGCTGGGAACCACAAGCAGTTGCGTGGGATAGTTGCGGCATTCTTGAGAAACACTATTACAACCCAGAAACTGGTAGGTACAGTAAAGGGTATGATGATATTCGAAAGTACCTTAGAGAAGGCCTTGCCGGTATTAAAGATGGGCTAGACAAGCACGCTGATCCATATATACACATCCATGCTCAATGGTGGGGAGCCATCATTGGGGCACTAGCTGACGAGGCAAAGCGGAAATGAACACAGTTGAATACTACACGGTAGAGAACACCGGTTGGTCAGGCGGAGTTAGCTGGTTCCCGTCTAAGCGCAACCAATGCGATGAGTGGCGCTTTGACACTCGTGATGAAGCGATGGAGTATATCCGTACGCACCGTTGGGATGATGACTCGGTGATGTGGCGAATGACATTCGTCACTTACGCTGCTGATGACGAAGGGTATGTCGAAACTGTCAAATACATAAAGGTCGACTAGCATGATTGAGGTAATTGTTCGTGGTCCAGGCGGCTGCATCAATTGTGAGGCTGAAATCATCAAGCGAGCACTTGTCGCATATGGCTGCAAGGTGTTCGTTGAGAATAATTACCCAATAGCGGACAAAGACCTCGATGCAGCATTGCAATGTTTTGACAATGCTCCAATTGCAAAGTTGCCAATCAAAATGAAGGTTGACCACTTACCTTGGGGTGGCTAACATTAGAAGCATATATAATACATCAAACAAAGGAAAATCAAAATGTTGTAGATTTCACACAAAACTTATTGCTACGTGTTTATCCGGACGGATATCCCATTAGCGCAACAAATTGTGCAAGCGACCCATTCAACGCTTCACGCAGGTCTCATAGCCGGGCAATCCGGTCATAGTTATGCAGAGACCCCTTCAATAGTTTTATTACAAATTCCGAACGAAGCAAGGCTACTACAAGCCTACGAACGCATTACCTCTGCTGGTATCAAATGCGCGCTTTTCTTCGAACCCGATTGCGACCTCGGTCTTGAGCCGTCGCATACCGCTTTTGCTACTATTCCTGTGGCAGAAGAGCATCGTGCCGAGTTTCGGCAATTCAAACTTTGGAGAACCCCACTATGACCACCGCTACTTTTGCCCCTATCGATTTTCAATCTATCGCTTCTTACAAGGAATGGAGAACACAATGGAAACAACAGTACAATCAACTTTCCGCTGACATTCGCAGTGCTCGCCAAGCCGTTCGTGAGGCACAGCGTGCGCATTCACTAGCAATGTTGACATCAGCAGATAATGAACAACGTGTTGCAATTCGTAAAGCACGTAGTGTATTATGGAATGTGATTTATGACATCGAAGCTAAGCAATCTACTGCTCGTGCAGCGCTAGAGCTTCGCCAACAGTCAAAAATCAAAGCTGCACAGTTGTACATTTTGGAACATCGTGTTGAGACCACTTCGGAGGTTTGATAAGATAAGGTTTCAGTTGCGCTATTAGCTTAATGGCAAAGTGTCGATCTCTAAAATCGAAGTCGTCGGGTCGGAACCGACATAGCGCACCAACTTATATGGAGAATGCAATGGATCTGACGTACAAGCAACTCGTGGATGGTGTCCACGCCTGGGAAAAGACTTCTGTCAACCACGTATGGAAGCTACCTGATGGTCGCTTTGTGTGGACCGACGAAACTGAACGTGTCGGTGACGACATTATATACACAATCTTCGAGGATGCTGTTAGCGCACTGACCGTGTACCAATGGTTTGTTTTGGAAGGTCTTGGCGAACGTCTGAAGCACGAAGATTTGACTGTCACTTTCAAAAAGTCCGACGGTACGCTTCGTAGTATGCGTTGTACAGCCAAGCCTGGTGCCTTCCCGCTTCGTGAAGCAACTGATCGTAGAAAGGTTCCCAATCCGGATGTCCAGGTCGTATGGGATCTGGAGAAGAACGCTATTCGATCATTCCGACGAGATAGCGTGGTAGGGTTTACCGCATAAAAAAGGGGACCCGTGTCCCCTTATTTTCCGATCAGAGATTACTTCATTCCCTTTAATGCTTCAATTTCTGCTCGAAGTTGATCGTTAGTATCGCTCATCTCTTTGATTGCTGCGACCAATAGTGGGATCATCCGCTCGTACTTGATAGTTAGGTACTTGTCATCAATTGGAGCAGGAGGGGTAATCTCCGGCATAATCTTTTGAACCTGCTGTGCTGATAATCCAACCTCACGCTTTGCAACGTATCCAAGTGCCTGTGCAGTTTCATTTGCTTCGTAATAGAACGCATCAAGTGTGCGAACTTTCTCAACTGCATTTTCAATATAACCAAGCCGCGTCTTCAATTGGTCATCAGAATAGTACGCAGTGATATCATAAGCTGCACGAATTTCACCAGTTACGCCAGAAGCAGGAGTACCAACACCGAGTGAATTCACTCGGTAGTCGTTTGTTGTTGTTAGTGCGTTCGCTGTCGCGGCTGTGATGTTCCACGATCCTGTATTGACAACAATCTGCTGCCAAGCTGACCAAGCTGATGTTGTTGTAGTATCATCATTCGTACGGAAATATAGTCCTGTAGGGGCTGCCTCTTCACTGTTCCAATTCATTGCTAACTGACCAGACCGGACGCCACTTCCTGTAATCGTAAGACCAGTGAAATAATTGCTAGGGAAGTCGGTGCTCGAGTACGCATCAAATCCTCTAACCTGTAGCGATGGGAATGTTAGCGGACCTGGGCTTGCTACACCTCCAGTAAACGTATCGTAAAATGTTTGGTCGCCGGTGTTAGTACCAGTTAGATTAGAACCTGTAACCGTACCAACTGCAGCTACTGACGCAGGTGTGATTGCACCAAGTGTTAGCGTAATCGCTGGTGTAGACGTAGCAGTTACGGAACCAGAAATACCGTTTGCTGTTGTAACTGATACGGCTGTAACAGTACCTGCGCCTGAACTAGGCGTATAACCAAGTGCGTTTATAATTTGTGTTGATGTTAACGTACCGCCGTACGTGCCAGTGATGGATCCAGCTGTACCTGATACATTACCTGTAACATCACCGGTTAGTGGTCCGTAAAATGCCGTCGCATCTACTCTACGATTGAATGTAAAGTTATCATTAACACTACCATATAACAACGTTGGATTGCCCGCGTAATTACCAATCGTTAAGCCAGCACCGTTTGCAGTTGCTGCAGACGTTGCACCACTACCGACTGTTATATTCAAGTCGGCAACAGACAGTGTCGTTGCATTGACAGTCGTTGTTGTGCCATTGACAGTTAGATTTCCGCTGATTATAACATCACCAGTAGCAGTTCCGATTGTTACAGACCCTGTTGGAGTGTTTGATAGTGCAAGAAGAACGCCACCTTGGCCTTCGAATTGAACTGCACCGAGAGACGTGACGCGTTGTGTGATTTCTGTTGTGCTGCCCGAACCTTGATAGACAATTGTTGGATCAGCGGTTGTCGATCCAGTATTCGGGGTGATGAGAATTTTTCCAGCCATTTGATTTTCCTGTTCTGTACTTTATTTACACACGGCGGTCTAGTGCTTCAGTTTGTAACTTTTCAACATCACGTCGCTCGGCGAAGATGTGATAGTAGCAATCGATTGCACCAGCATCGGTACTATTGATGATAAACACTTTGTTATCCCACACACCCGCAACCATTAGGTCTTGTGGGCAGCCGATTGCTGTTAGACTGACGGTGATTGACGCTGGATCAACTAACTTTGTCCAATATTCTGGTAACTCAATCACGCTTGATGTTGTTTTACCGCGAATGTATACGCCATTTTCTGGACCTTCCAACGAACCATACCGCAATGTGTAACCTGGTTTTGTTGGATGTGAAATCAAGAAGTTCTTTGTTGTAGCACTCAATGCACCATTTATTGTCAATCCACCAGTCATTGTGTCGCCGGCTTTGAGGACGTAGTTACCAAGTTGGCTGGTGGTCGACAATTGAACAGTTGTACCACCAACCTGGCTAAACACACCTGCTGACGTTGTCCAAATATCACCATCTACTGCCAGAATAGGAGCAATACCAGGAGCAATATGCAATGGAGCACCCGCAGCAGAACTAGCAGACAGTGCTAGTGAATTTGCAGTAATTCCGCTTGCTCCAATGTCTCTCGATGTCACGAAATTCCCAGTCGACATACTATCGCCAGTTAGCGTAATCCCAGCGAAAGTTGGGGTTGCTGTTGGTGCAACATCTTGTCCAATCGAGATCGTTGGACTTGATCCTGCTCCAGTACCACCACTTACAGTAACGCCCGTACCTTGGCCGATGTTAGCAACATAGTCACCAAATGTACCAGTACCGAGAATGATCATTGGGACAGTTGCAGTAGTATTGATTGTGATATCAGTGCCACCGTCAAACAGCGCTGATCCGGATACATCTCCTGCTAGAGTAATCGTTCGTTTAGTAAGTAATTTACTAGCAGATTCTGCATTACCTGTGATCGTCCCCGTGATTGGACCGATAAACTTTGTTGCAGTAATTTCATTTGCTACAAAATTGCCTGAATTATCTCGCATCACAAGAGTACCAGGCGTTGCAGCCGCAGTTGCATTTGTTCCAATGGAGAATGTGCTACCTTCACCCGTACCACCAGTAGATGTTAGACCTGTGTTTGATACAACTGCCGCTGTTGCAACATAATCACCAGTAGTGTCTGTGCCTAGTGTTATTCCGTTAGCGGCGGGATTTAGCGTTAGTGTGACGTTTGCTGAGCCGTCTAGCGATACAGAGCCAGAGTTTGATCCGGTAACTGTGATTGTTCGTGCAGTTGCCCACTTTGATGCAGTATCGGAATTACCAACAACAGTGCCGGAGATTGGACCGATAAACTTGTTTGCAGTGATTTCGTTTGCAGCAAAGTTATTATTGCTATCTCGGTAAACGATTGTGTTGGGTACGCTATTTGCAGTTGCATTTGACGTTACCGTATAAGTTCCACCCACCGCAGATGTATTTGCTATTGTTAGGCCATTACCAGACACCGCTACTGCCCCAGTGTAGTTACCGGTCGTGTGTGTACCTAATACAATTTGTCCATTTACTGGCGCCACCGTAATTACAATATTTGCATTACCAGCGAAAACTGCCGTCCCGCTAACGCTACCACTCAAAGCAATGCTGGGACTGTTCTTCAATTGTGTTGCGGTATCTGCATTACCTACCAAAGTACCGTTAAAAGTTGCGGCAATCGTACCCGCGGAGAAATTACCACTACCGTCGCGAACAACGATTGAATTCGCTGTATTTGCAACAGATCCTGGTGCCGGTGCAGTGCCAATTGCAGCCCAAGTGATTGGTCGCGTTGACGTCAAAATCCAAAACGTGTTAGTATCTGCGTCCCAAGCGACTTTACCACAATCTACGACGTCGAATGACGTGCTTGGTTCTTGTAGTCGAGCACTGGCACTTGCATACGACCACTTGTAAAATGGGTGGTTGTCTGATGGGAGTATTTGTGAGTGAAGCATTTTAGTGCATTTTTGCTATTCGTAGTGGCTATTTATAGAAAAGGGGTACCTGTGGTTGTGCACAAACTGATCAATTGAGATAGTTGGTGATGTAATTTACTATCTGGAACAACTATGTCTACTCCTGCCCAACAAATCGCAAACCTTCGTGCCGCTCTTTTTCAACGTGATTGTACTGAAGAATATGTCAATGATGTAGCAAACGGTACAATTGCTCAAATGAATAGACAGTGGGTGCCACTGACCACCGAACAGCAAACTGCCAACGCTGCTGCTGAATAATATGACCAGCGAAACACTGCAAAACAAGATTAGGTCGCTCATTGAAGCGATCTACGATACAAACTATCACATTGGGTTGTTTGAACGCGTATGTGGCGATCCTACAACTTTGCCAACTAATCCACGTGCAATTTCGCTGCTGAATGATTTTTGGTTTCGGTTACCTGATAATATGTCAATCCGTACAGCGACTTTCTTCAAACTGTGCGACATCCTCGAAGATGACTACGAAGAAGAGTGTCCGTGTGGGCACGACGGTGGCACAAGTTGTGGTGATCCAAACTGTTGTTTGCTTACCGGCGAACCTCCATTCTAATTGATTTTCAAATGCAAGATTTTACTGCCGACACTTCCCGCTTCCCAAAAGATGTGCTACAAATGTATCATATGCTGCGTGGGATCCGTAAGTTCCCACACATCGCTACACAAGTTCGAATGACTTGGGGATCAGCAGAGTGTCGTGCGTATTTGTATCGTCTAACGATTGACCAACCACCAACGCCCAATCGTCCGAAACGGCAAGGGTTTCCGTTTGACGCACTTATGGTATTGATTGATTTGCTGCAGCTGCATGATGAGGCATATCCAATGTTTGCACCAATTACGAAACAATGGGAACAACGATGAACAAACTAATCGAAAAAGTATGGATGCATAAAGGCTATCCACGTTACAAATACGTCAGCTGGACTGCTCACGACGTGTGGCGCAAGACCAAACTACGTACCGAAGCGCAGCTTGTCAAATGGCAAGGTGGTTATAAGTGCGTTGATTGTGGTACAACCGACATTCGGTTCAAAGTATGTGAGTACGAAGGTGACGTCAACGGCAAACGAATGATGCTGAACTACACCGGTAGTTATTACTTTCCGCTTGGTAAATCAATCTGCCCGCACTGCCTTGCTGACCGAATTGCAGCATACTGGGGATCGAAGCCACTAATCAAGGCTGCTGTATTTGGTGACGAAGACTACGGGTTTACTGAAGATCACGGACCGTATGTATTTAACACTTCCGGTGGAGTGTTTGAAGATACGTGTGACTGGTTTGACGATAAACGACTTGTAGTTGGAGGAATTCGCAACTGGAGCAATCCGGAAAGTGAGAAGTACTTCAGTGAGGGAATGGTGATCATTGGTGGAGGCTGGTGGAATGGTTTCAATGCGAGCCTTGAAGCAATTTCTACACTGCTTCGTCAAACTGGTAAGGCGAAGACGAGTTTTCTGGTGAGCTCTAAAATGTCAGTGGAGGGTGTCAGCGCACAAGGTCTGATGATCCGGATGCATTCGACCCAATATAGCGATCAACGAGTGCAGGGTGATGCGCAGCCTGTTACTGAAATCAAGCAAAGGATCCGAGCAAATGACTGATGACGAATATAAAGTATTCAAGATTGCAGTTGAAAAACAACGTAAAGTAGTTACTCAAAAGCAGAAGCTGGTCGACAAGCAACAAGTTATACTGAAGACCTTGTTGGAACAATGTCCTCACGCCGAGCTCAAAGAAGAGAGCTCATACTATGATGGAGACTACTACAATAAAGCGTATACTGATTACTGGAATGTTTGTACGATGTGTGGAGCACGAAGCGAAAAAACTCGCAAAGGGCACACCTATTACGGCTAATCACCGAACGTGGCGTACATTGTGACGTCTTCCCAAGTGTCGTAAATCCGACTGAGCTTACTCCTAATCGCTGGGGTAAGTTCATTTTTCCCTGGCACGACATTGAATGCCCAGTAGGAGTTTTTATCATCTCTTGTGTGACCAACATATTGTCCACCGAGCTTCATTAGTGCGTCTGCTGCATTGTCAAGAACTGAATTGTGCACGCGGATCAATCCTTTGATTTCCACTCCAGGAATTCGTTGCAGACTAACCCAGTTCAACCGTCCGCCGGGAGTTTGAGCTTCACCAGCAACTAACGTTGCTTTTAGGATAGTCATAGCCACACCATATAACGCTTTTGATAACCCCATACCACGATATTCTGGATCTGTGACGATAGTATCGACGCTGTACGGAGTTTTAAGTACTCCAGCGAGATCGTGACGCTTGTATAGTATCAGTTGTCCAATTTTCTTCAACCCGCGTTCGTGCTCGCGCTTCATCGCATTTATTCGTTCAGCGTGCTGTGCCTTATTGTGGTGACTGAATTTTGCAGGTTCCGCAAATTCTCCAGCGTGTTGTTTTGTAACAATCGATATCTCTAACTGCTCTTCACGTGGTGCAATTGTGTACAGTAGTCCACTACCGCCTGGCAGTTGACGAAGTTTACCCTCGATTGGGTTCATTGTGCCAGCACCGGTCCACTGACTTGCAGACAACCGACCAATTTCTTGTAATACTTGAGCGAAGCGCATTGCTGCAATAGAGTGTAAGTTTGTATTTAGCTGTTGACCCAAACTCAAAAAGTAAGTACGCTGCAAATATTATGTCCTACGTATTCACTAAAGACCCGTTTTCTCGCAAAACTTGCTACTACACCGCCGTGGCATCCAACACTGCTTGGATCTACCGCGTGACTGGTGGTTGGAAGTGTGCAATCACTCGGACGATGGGTGTACAATGGTTTGATGATGTGTATAAGTCTCGCAAGATCGCCGAGCGAGCTGTTTTATCTTTACTTGGAGTATCAAAATGAATTGCTGCAATGATTATGGTGAGTGCAACCAAGGTCGGGGTTGCCCAATCCGCAAAGAAATTTGTGACAAACGAATGGAAAAAGTTAAAACACAGTACCTATCGTGGATTTCTGATAAAGGTCTTGGAATGTTGATTATGGTGGGCGTTGGCTCGACTATGTTCGCAGCGATCGTAACGGGACTTTATTGGGTACTACACCGTTGACTTTTTTGAAAAAGCGAGGATAATTGCTCCATCGACAGACAACTTGGAGTACAAAAATGCCCCGTTTCGAAGCCTGGTTTGATTGTGGTGAAACCGATGAGCGCATGCCGGAGTGGTTGGTCGTTGAATGGTGCTTCACCAACCCCAAGAATGGTGCTCGGATGGGTCAAACTGCTGATCATTGTGCCAATAAGAGTGAAGCAGAATACCTCGCTGTGGTCCTGAATGCTGCTTACGAGCGGGAGTTGCTTGCTAATCAAGAGTGCGAATTCGATCTGGTCCGTTGACTTTTCTGTAAATACGTGTATAATTGTCATCAACACAGTAAAACAAACCGATGAGGTTATTATGATCAACCATACAGTTCAAGAGTTCTCCCGTATTATGTGGGAGATTGATCCGATGGGTACTTCGTGCTGGGGTAATCCCGGAATGGAGAATGAATATGAAAAAATCGCCGGATATGCAATTCAACTTTCCGCTACAATGAGTGATGAGGAAGCGTTAAGAAAATCGATTGTAGACTGGTTTGATGAATATCTATATAATTACCACAAGGACGATATTCTAAAATGTCTATCTTACAAGAAGCCCTAAACGACTTATCAGCAGCAAATTACGCCCCAGGTCAACGTGCAGACGTCTCCACCGTAGATGGTTGGGAGATTGTAAAATCCGGGCACGGATTAGACCGCAACGTCGAGCGCGCAGCGCAACACCAAATTGATGAGTTGATCGCTCGAATAATCAAACGGTTGAAATCTCCTCTGCAGCGAATTACTCGCTCGGGGTTGTATATGTTTTTTCAAAAGGATTAAATCGAGGTGCTATTTGTAACGTTGATACGAGTGCTCCGCAACTACGGATTGTTACTATTCTCGATCCAGGTAGAGACTATGCTCGCCCAGACACGAAAAAAGTGTTCATCGAAGGTGTCACGTACGAAGTGATTGAAATCGACTAATGATTTACACAGCTAAAGAGCTCTCTCGGGTTATGTGGGAGATTGACCCAATGAATACCTGTTGCAATGTCAACACTGGTATGGAGGACGAATACGATAAAATCGCACAAATAGTGTGGGACCTATCGTACGAACTGGAGGATGAAGAAGCGATGAAACGTGCGATCATCTACTGGTTTGATGAATATTTGTACGATAAGCACAAAAAGGCGCTGAATAAGTGCCTAATCTACCCATAAAAGAGTGTTGACTTTATTCAATTTTTAGGGATAATGAAGTCAACACAAGGAGATTTCAAATGTCCAAGCAACTGAAAAAGGGTGAAATGCTTGCAGCAATGCTGGTAATTGCCACCAATGCTCACGCAGGTCAGTTCGATAAGGGTGGAAATCCTTACATTTTGCACCCGCTAAAAGTTATGCACTACCTCAAGTCTGATGACGAAGAACTGATGTGCATTGGATTGGGTCACGACGTCATTGAAGACACTTCAGTTACATATAAGGATCTCCGTGAAGCTGGGATGTCCGAGCGAGTAATCGACGGTATCCGTGGTGTTACCAAACAGCCTGGTCAAACACTCGAAGAGTACAAAGAAGGTGTGTTTGCTAATGTCGATTGCATGCGGGTAAAAGCCGCAGACCTCCGCCATAACTCTGATATCCGTCGTTTGAAGGGTGTTACCGACAAAGATATTGCACGTATTGCGAAATATATGCAATTTTATACCGAGATCCAGCAGCGTCTTGCTGCACAATAATACTGATTGAAATATGTTTACATTATCTGATGCACGCTGGGCTGTGCAGAATAAGCCTGAATTTGGTGTTTATGATCGAGAATTTGGTGTTGTAATTGACTACAATATCTCGCTGGAAGGTACGTTTGTCGGTCAATCCGACTTCGATACCATGATCTTGAAGAACCTGCGTGGTACTGTTTTCAATAAGGAAACTGGTGCAATCATCTCGCTTGCGTTCGACAAATTTCACAACTTAAATGAATGTGACGGTTGGTACGATCACCAGGTTGATTTCTCGAAGCCACACACTGTGCTGGAAAAGCTCGACGGTTCAATGATCCGTGCTATCCCTATGCCTGACGGTTCTTACCGCCTGGGTACTCGTGCTGGTGTCACTGACGTTGCTGTGAAGGCAGAAAACTTCTTGAAGACGCTACCTGCACAAATGCAGCAAAACTACGACGATTTCATCAAGTTCTGCCTGGAAGATCAACACGGTGCAATTTGCACCCCGATCTTCGAATACTGCAGCCGCGATCAACGGATCGTATTGGACTATGCTGAACCGCAGCTGATCCTAACTGCTGTGCGAAATACCGTTACTGGCAAGTACTACCCGTACGAGAAGCTGGTTGCACTTGCACGAGCATACGAATTACCTGTTGTCCGGCCAATGTTCAACGACCAAAGCTCACTCGCAGAACTGTCCGGAGCAATCCGTGGACTAATCGGTAAGGAAGGTGTTGTCGTGGCTTTCGTCGATGGCTTCCGTGTGAAGATCAAAGCTGACGACTACTGCTTGAAGCACAAAGCACTGGACGGACTACGGTTCGAGAAGGATGTTCTACAACTCGTTCTAAAAGGTGAGTTGGATGACGTTCTCCCGCTTGTTGCTGACGATATCCGTGAGCGGTTGGTAAGATATCGCGATAGCGTATTCCACCGTTTGGAAGTCGCTCGCCAGGAAATGGTTGCGATGTTCGAACGTCATAAGCATTTGGCTACGAAGAAGGAATTTGCTGAAATGGTAATGCAGTCGCCATATAAGACTGGTCTGTTCAAAATGTGGGATGGTAAGGAATACAGCCTTGCAGAGTTCGTGCTGACAAAGTGTGGTTCTCAAACTGCTGTTGACGACGTTCGTTGGTTGATTGGAAAGTCATACTATGACATCTAATATCACAATGATCGAACCAACCGCTCTCGAGCAAGACACAGACGCTCTTCGTGCAACTTTTGACATTTTGCAGGAAGAAGCTGCTGAATGTATTATGGCCGCTGCAAAAGCAATCCGGTTTGGGATAACCGACGAATGGGACGGACAGACAAATCGCCAGAAGCTGGAAACAGAAATTGGCGATTTGTTGTGTATTATCAGCATTCTTGTTGATAACAAAGTCCTTGGCCGCGAGGCGATTGAACTTGCTCGGTTCAAAAAATTCCTCAAAATGGAAAAGTGGGCTCCACAGGTCGCTCAATATTTCAAGGGTGAAATGTAATGTTCCGTTTTGCTGGATATACAATCAAAAACCAAAATGGTGATGTTGTCCAATACTCACCGAATCGTGCTAATGCAGAACAGTTTTGCCAGCAGCACGGGCTACCTGGCACGAATATTACCAAGGTCTATGAGTGGCGCGCAATCACAGAATACGTTCCCCCACCTCCGCCTCCAGAAGGTCCAATTGATTTGCAACCAAGTCAATAATTTGTTACAATACAGTTTTTAGGAAACATTATATGGAATACGATCTATTCACGTTCGGCTCTACGCCAGCATCCCAGTACTTGGCTCGAATTGTAAATGAGCGCAATCCGTCTGCTATGCGTACGTGTAGCAACCGCATTCGGACGTTCAATACAAATGTCAATGAACTTGAAGACGCGGTTGCTGGTGGATATATGTCTGCACACGTTGCAGCAAACCTACTGCGACTACTGCGCGACGATGCAACGAAGATTGAACTCGATCCATCGGTCGTTGAAGCAAAATTTATCAGCCAATTGCTACGGAATGTGATCATTGGTCACATCAAGCGCGCAATCCGCCGCGTCAGCACTCTGCGCAAGATCGAAAATGGTAACGTCAATCTACCAAAGGTTCGAACGAAGGGTGCTCGTGTTGTTCGTGGGGCTGGTGAAAGCATTTACAGCATTCTCGGTTATGTCGCTGGTGTTGAATACAGTGATGGCGAATACTACCGCCAATTCCCAGACTACGACGCGATCGAAGATGGTACTACACCAGAACTTCTAATGGAGCGGAGCAACCGTCGTTGTCTCCGTCAAGGTAAGCAACATATGCTGGAGAAACAAAATGGATAAAGCGATTACTCCTGGTCACGAAAATCTATACGCCGTTGAAGAAATTGTTGTCTTCCGCAATGTCACACTCGTCCGTGCAGATAGTGCAGAAGAAGCGACTGACCGTGCGCAGGAAGAATGTCCAACAAGTTACTTCCAACGTCACTTGTGCACCAGTGTGTCTCACGTCTACCCTGTAAAGGAAGATGCAGAGATTGTGAAAATTATGCAATCGACCGAGCAAGAAGATATGACGCTCGAAAAATTCACAATCGACCGCGACAAGTGGTTGAAAAATAGTATTCTTGAAAAATGAAATTCGTACGTCTTTGCAGCGACCTTCACATTGAAGGTTTTTACGGCACGCCTGTCGAAAAAATGATCGACTACTTCGTCCCAGTCGATGAGCGGGACGTTGAGAGTGTGCTCGTAATCGCTGGGGACTTGTCAAACAAACCTGACCAAATCGCAGACTTTATTGCAGCACTGGAAGATCGGTTCATCAAGGTTGTTTATGTGTTTGGTAATCACGAACACTATAAGCGCGTGTACAACGACACTCCAGAGGCTGTGCAAGAGCAATTTGCACTACACGGTATCCACAACACTGTTTGTCCTGGTAACGACGTCAAGTCGTATATTATTGACGGTGTAAAATTTATTACTGGCACGCTATGGGGCGAATGCAGCACCCGTCCCGACTATAATGCAGACCTTGCGCGATGCATTGCAGACTTCCAATTGATCAAAGTGCGTGAATATGGTGACGATCGTTACTATATGACGCCTGCATATATGCGTAGGCTTGCGGAAGATCACAAAAAATTGATCCGCGATGAGCTTGCACAAGCAACAGAAGACAAAGTAATCGTCGTCACTCATCACTTGCCAACGTACGATGCAGTGTCATTGCGGTATAAAGTTAGCACAACAAACGGTGCATTTGTAAATCGACTTGACACCATTTGGGCACCAAACGAAAGTCCTAATATGTTCTTGTTTGGTCACACACACGATGCACAGGAGTTTGTAAAAGACGGAATTTTATTCCGCGCTAATCCGGTTGGCTACCGTGGCGAATGGGGTAACCCGTACAACAAGTACAACAGCCATTGCTTTATTGAAATCTAAAAGGAGTGAAAGTATGAAAATCAAGGTAAATCAGGAAAAACAAACAGTCTCCCTAAAAGGACTGACCCCAGTTCAATTCGCTCTTATCGAGCAATTGCTAGCACACGTCCGCTTGGGCGATGGAACGTATGCGAGTGAAGCTGCATTCGAAATCCTCACCGCAATTGAGGAATGTGACGAACTTGGTGGAATTGAAAAATCGATATCGACATTGGTGCAACAACTGATGGTCAGGTCGAAGGTCTCAATCTGTGGATGGATAGTCCAACTCTAGTTGCGTGTGAAAGTGATCCATTCGACGCTTGCTACAGTAATGACAACTGGCCTGATGGTTGCGAAGACTGCGACTGTGGTTCTTGTGGTGATTATTGCGATGAATAAGCCAACTGTTGCCGTCTATACAAAATAGGTGGCGACCTTGCTGTTTATGTTGTCGAAACAGATGACGTTGAAGAAGCTCGGCAAGCAGTTCAGGGTACTATGAACGTCAAACATCGTACCCCCGTTTTAGCAATTGTTCCCAAGCAGTACGAACAGCAACCAACAGAAGCTGCATAAAAAAGAGCCCGAAGGGCTCTTTTACTTTTTACAAACCGCTAATTCTTCAACTGAATACTTCGTCCACCATAGTGATGTTTGCATTAGGACCCACAATTCGATTTGGACAGGACCGAGGTACAGATGAACTGTTGCATCGTGCACTTGCATCATCATTCCAGCAATCCACATACACCCCCACAACCAGATCCCAAGCAGTGCCGTACCGTACTTGACCCATTGTGGGTGTTGATCATTGATAACGGAATGCATCCGTAATCCACTGTAGATTGCCCACAACAGCATCCACCCCCACGCTGGCAACATCCGCCCCATTAGTGCAACATTATCTTGTGCGGCTGTGCCAGTTAGATGGTACCAAGCAAATCCAATCGTCAGTACAATCCCCATTTCACCAAGGATGAACCGAGTACCGTGCGTATCGCTATGAAATAATGAAAACAAACGGTTACAGAGGGTATCTTGTTTTAGTTGAACACACATTGGATGCTGTTGTCTCCTAATAGGAGATGTAGTAAACTGTATTTATACTTCTGGGTACATTCCTCTCACTATTTTGAGTGATATCGCTCTTACCAAATTTATCATTATGACCAAATTGATCGAAAAATATCTCGCAGCAAAAGATGCTTACTACGCAGGGGCTCCTCTTATTGATGATGCAACGTTTGATGCACTCGAACGAGAGATCGCCAAAACTGCACCGGAACTGCTGCTCCAAATTGGTGCTCCAGAGCGTGGTGGGAAAGTTCCACTACCTGCACCTATGGGTTCACTGAACCAAATCTTCACCCAAGATGAATTCTCTCGGTGGGCAAGCAAGTATCCCAAAACTACGATCGCCGTGCTAACTGAAAAGATTGACGGTAATGCTGCACTGCTGCAATATCGTAATGGTCTGTTGATGAGTTCATTTAGCCGTGGGAATGGCACTCTCGGTGCGAACAATCTCCGTCACACTCGGTTGATGGCAAGTATCCCGCAGACGCTTGGAAACTCATTCACTGGCTTGATCCGTGGCGAACTCGCAATTGAAAAAGCAGACTGGGAAGAGGTCCGTGAACTCGCCACTACGCACAGCGGTAAAGATTACGCCAACGCTCGCAACTTTACTGCAGGGTTCCTGAACGGTAAGACAGGAGTGAAGGACCTGTACAAATATTTCAAGTTTGTAGCGTTCGAAATTATCGGCACTGACCTTAGCAAGCAACAGATGCTTGGCGCACTGTCCGCAGTTGGTTTTACTGTGCCTGCCACATACGCTGTTGCACTCAACAAGCTGACGTTTGAAGAATGCCGTAAAGTGTGCGACAAGATGGTTACTGGCAGCAAGTTCGAAGCTGACGGTGTCGTACTCGACATTGACGCTGCAGAGAACCGTGACAAAGAAGTCGATCCAGATGACCTCAACCCATCTCACGCTGTCAAAATCAAGCCGGAAGCTGGTACCGCTACAACCACTGTCACGCACGTCGAATGGAACGCCAGCAAGGATGGTCTGCTAAAGCCTACCGTTCACTTCGAGCCTGTCCAACTGGTTGGAGTAACGATCCGTAAAGCAAGTGGATATAATGCGAAGTACGTGTTCGATAACGGTATCGGTCCAGGTGCAGTAGTTGCAATTTCACGACGTGGAGATGTTATACCGAGAGTTGAAGAAGTTATTGTCGCAGCGGAAGTTGAAATGCCTGAACACGCTGTGTGGGGCAATACAGAAGTCGACTTGTACACGACTGATAACTCGCACCAAGATGCAATCAATATGCAGATCCTCGAGCACTTCTTTGACAAGATGCAGGTCGATCACGTTGGTGCAGGTAATATCGCCAAGTTGTACGAAGCTGGTATCACCACTCCAATCGAAGCAATCTCTGCACAAGGTGACGTATACAAAACTGCTGTTGGTAGCAACGGGGTGAAAGCATATGAAGACTTGCACCGTAAATTGAAACTGCTAACACCTGCACGTTTGTTCGCTGCGCTCGGCTCATTTGGTCGTGGAATGGGTGAACGTAAGTTGACTGCACTATTCGCTGTAATTCCCTATGAGCAAATCATCAGTGGTCAGGTCGCTGCAGGTGACATTGCAACTGTTGACGGATTTGAAGCAAAGTCTGCACGTAAGATTTTGGAAGGTGTTGATGATGCTCGCACCCAGTATGCTGAAATCAAGCAGTACATTGCATTTATGATGCCGAAGGCAAAACCAGTTGATGGTACATTGTCTGGTCAGGTATTCTGCCCGACTGGTGTTCGGTTCACTCCGGACATCGTTGAAAAGATCACCAGCCAAGGTGGTGAAGTGACCGACACGTTCGGCAGCAAGGTTACAACGCTTGTCGCCAAGGACCCTAATAGCGGATCATCGAAGATCCAGAAAGCCCTTGACAAAGGTGTCAAGGTGATTACCCTCGACCAACTGAAAGCACAACTATGAAACAAAATACTGAACACGAACGCAAGTACACAATTGATCTACTCCAGTTCTATAACTGGGCGCAACCATTTATGACACGTGGTCTAATTAGTATGCAGGAGATCTCCCAGTGGTACGTCCCAGAAAAGCTCCGCAAAGACGGAATTATGCGAGTACGCCGCACGACCCGCAGTCGTGACCACATTGTCTGCGAACTGACAATCAAAATCCCAACTGATGATCCAGCAGTCCGCCGCGAATACGACTTCACTGCACCACCTTCGTTCCAAATTACCGACTTTGTTACTGACCTTGGGATCGAGGACAACATCGTCACTAAAGATCGTTGGGACATCACCCGCGCTTGGTCGCAAACATCAGGTGAGAAATATCCGGTCGGTGTTGAAATTATCGTCGACTTCTTCCGCAAGAGCGGAGCGAGCGCAATCACCGCTACACTGGAAATCGAAAATCCACCAGTAGGTTGGACACCGCCATTCTTTGTGCTCAACGATGTAACTGATGATATGTCGTATACCAATTACGCCATGGCTGTTGACCCAAAATTTTAATTTTGGTATCATTACCTTGTTAGTTCAATAACCCTTAACCTTTCTACAGGAGCCTTATATGTTCAATGTTCAAACCAACACCGCTGATATCACCCCGACCAACTGGCGTGACAAGCTCGCCGTGATCAATGAATTCAAGTTGTCTAACGCAGCCGCAATTCAAGTGTTCAACACAACCGAAGCTGAAATTCAAACAGCTCGAGGGCTTGTTGAAAAAGGTCTGCTATCGATCCCGTCGTTGCACGCCGACGAACGAGCAAAGTGGGAACCAATCGTTGCAACCGCACGCACCGCCAAGCCAATCGTCGCTACCCAAACAACGATCACAATCGCTCCCGCAGTCGCTAAAGTTGCTACACCCCGCAAGCCCCTACTCCTGGTGCAAAGCGTGGTCGCTCTGGCAACAAGATCATCACTGCACTGAATGCAATTCCTGCAACTCCCCAGCCTATCGATGCATTCCTATCTGCACACGGTATCAGCAAGACTGTCCTACGTCAAAGCAAGCGGTTCCTGGATACGCCTATCAAGGTGTCTATCAAGAAGGACAAGGCTACTGGCGTTGAAATGATCTGCCGAAAGTAAAACTATGGTAGCGGAACAACATAAAAAGATCAAAGGGTACCGAGACCTGACACAAGCTGAAATCGATTTGATGAACCGAATTAAAGAATTTGGTCCCCAACTTGAGCAACTAATCTTCGCTATTGGCGAGCATATCACCAACCAATTTGTAGCAGTTGCGGACGATGATGAGACCAGCGAAGAAGGACGCCGACTTGCAGCAGCAGATCCGTTCCGCTGGTTGGACACTGGTCAGCAACAACTGCAACAGGGTCTAATGGCAATCACTCGTGCCGTTGCCCAGCCAACATTCTTCTAATTAGACTGTTGTTACATAATAAGAGCCTCCAAGTGAGGCTCTTTTTTATTGCGGTGATAAATATCAAATACACTGGAATAACAATTATGATGCTAAATTTTAGACACGGTATCGTGTCAGCAGCAAAAACTTCCGCAGGAGTTCCAAACTTTCTCCAATTAGTCAATGCGACAACGGTTAGAGTGTTAGCTGCAAACACTCCACTAATTTTTACAATCGCTAACCGTCAAGCGGACTATCTGCAAACGATTGAAAAGCAAATCGACGCTTGGACTTTATCGTCGACAGTACAACCAACCCACTTGTACATCGACATCAATATGATGACAGCAACGATGTCGTACGGTTCGTCAATGTTGCAGCCACTATACAGCCCGAAAGCGCCTACGAACCCGTTAGATGACCAGCACTGGTTCAATACAACAACCGCTGTGATGTATGTGTTTTCTAACCGCACTTGGCAGGCAGTTCTCCGTATTTTCGTTGCAACAATCACCGGTTCGTCAATCACTTACCCACCATTTGGTACACAAATTGGTGCATCAAACCTTGCAGTCAAGGCTGGTAAGATTATTTTTGCAGACGACGGTGCTCCAGTCAAAAACAATCTGGTGGGTTCTTCACGACTGAAGACGCTGCTTATACAAACGGTACTGTGTCGTCCCCTAATTCGCTATCGACAACTATTCTATTTGCGACAGCAGAAGAGGCTATTACACCGTACACATTTGTGGCACTAACAAGTGCTGACAGAGTGCGTTTAGCACGGTATACCGACACTGGCGCTACTATTGTTGGCGTTGCACTAACCAAAGCAAGCGTTGGTGAAGTTGTTTCTTACATCCAATCCGGCGTTGTTCAAAATCTACACTGGAATTTATACCCTGTAAATGCATTCGTGTGGATTAGTGCAAGCGGTGCTATCACAACGACTGACCCTGGGTTGCAGACAGCGGTATACTATCCACCAGTTGGTCGTATATTGAATTCGAACACAATCACATTCGATCCTCCACTATATCCAATCACAATTGCAGCGGCGAGCTTACCTGGACCTCCAGGGCCACCTGGTGCAGAAGGCCCAATGGGTAGCATCGGTCCAGCTGGCGCTAACGGTGCTCCTGGTGCAATGGGTCCAACTGGTATTTCAATCACAGGCGTTGCGATTGACGCAAGCGGTTACTTGAATATTGGTTTGAGTGATGGTTCCAATGTCAATGTCGGTATGGTCCGTGGTACAGACGGCGTTTCTGTATCGAGTGCTTCAATAGACGAGGGTGGAGGGTTAGTACTGTACCTAACAAACGGACAGATAATGCGCCCTGGTCACGTAGTCGGTGCAAACGGTACCAATGGTACATCTGTAACTGGTGCTTCAATTGCACTAACAGGCGATCTAACAATTACATTGTCAGACGGTACAACTATAAATGCTGGCCACGTCGTTGGCGCAAATGGTACCAATGGTTCGAATGGAACGAATGGTGCAGACGGTATTGGCATCGTCGGTGCAAGTGTTGATGCTAACAGAATGTTGAACATCAGTTTAAGCAACGGTGCGACAATCCAGGCTGGTAGCACAGTTGGTACAAGCTCGTTGACTATCAATACACAGGCAGTTGACTACACACTGACAGTGAATGACGCATTCAATACGCTGATTAGAATGACAAAAGATACACCAACTATTCTAACCGTCCCAACAGACGCTACTGCTGCTATTCCAGTTGGCGCAAACGTCCTTGTAAGCTGGAACGGATTTGGTCAAGTTACAATCACGCCAGCTGCTGCGTAACGGTCGACACACCTGATACGTACCTAATCAATAAACGGTTTGGCAAAGTGTCGTTGATCAAAGTTGGTGCAAATCACTGGGAACTTGAAGGTAATTTAGGACAAGCACTATGATCCCATCAATAACGGGCGTACTGGCATCCAGACCGCCAGTTGTTAGTGATTATTTCACATCCACTCTGTACCCAATTATCGTAACAGAGAATTTGAGCATTGGACTACCGGTAATCACTAACCCGTCCAACCTATTGACAAATCCAACGATCAACGAGGCAGTGAATATTAGCACGCCAACTATCACTGCTGGTGCGCTAATAACAACAATTGCATACAAGTCACAACAGTGGCCAGACACAACCGAGGCGATCAGCATCACCACCCCAACCATTGTAGCTGGTGCTCTTACACCAACTATTGCATACAAGTCACAACAGTGGCCAGACACAACCGAGGCGATCAGCATCACCACCCCAACCATTGTAGCTGGTGCTTTAACGGTTACAATATCATACCTTGCACACAGCAACTGGCCGGTAGAGCAAATAACTGTAAATACACCAACTATTGTAGCTGGTGCACTAACACCAGTATAAAGGATTACATATGCACGCACACGTAGGATTAGCAGGTGAATATAATCTAGTCGTAAACCGACCAGATGGTACGTCAGCTGAAACAGGTTGGTTTAAAAACTTAATTTTAAATCAAGGACTTGATGCAATTGGAACACAAGGAGCCCCTCTCAACTATTGCCATATCGGTACAGGAACGACGACGCCTGCTGTAACACAAACAGCGTTAACGAGTTTTACCGCTGCAGTAGCAAACTCAAGTAACGCAACGGTTACCAACGCAGGCGCACCAACTTATGCATCCGCTCACGTTATTCCGTATACTTTTGCACAGGGTGCTGTTGTCGGTAATATGACCGAAGTTGGAGTAGGTTGGTCAAATGCAGGTGCTACGTTGTTTAGTCGAGCACTAATCACCGATGCTAACGGAAATCCAACGACACTCACTGTTACAGCGATAGACAGTCTAACGGTGTATTACAAAATCACATTTACACCAAGTACTGCCGTATCAACTGGTTCGATTGTCCTTAATGGTACAACGTATAACTATCAAGCAAGTTTGGCAAATGCCGCTTCATTTGCTTATCCAACAAATCTGTTATTGTGGTCTGGTGTAATGATCGGAGTGGCAACCGGTAGTAATTACCATATGATGGCTGCACCAGGAACAACGACAACTCTCGGTCCGGTTACAGATGTTCCAACCGGCACAGTTAATAATTGGTTGTACACGACTCCAACTACTGCGACATATATTCTCGGGTCTTACTATCGCGATGCTACACACACGGGGACGATTAATGACTTTAACCTTGCTGGTGGAATTGGAGCATTGATGCCGCAACAATACAACAACAGTCCGTATCAATACGTATTCACTCCTCCAATTCCGAAAGATAACACAAAAACGCTATCACTGACGTTTAGAACTTCTTGGGCACGTGGATGATACCAGGTAATAGCATCACTACCGTACCTCAAAAGGCAGCTTTTGCAGGTCCTATCGCGAATACGTATTTCGCAACATCGATGGATACGTACGGCGGTGTAGCGATTAGTGATCCAACACAAGGTCGAATGTACCAAGTATGGAATATTTCTTACACCGGAAACACGATCGAAGTTAAACCTGTTGGAGGAGCAGTTGCGAAGTCGTTGACGGTTGCAGATGTAATCTCCGTTAGTCTTGCGTTTGACACCAATATGGCAGTTGCAATAGCATATCAAACATCAGCTGGTTCACATCTATATTATTACGATACGGTTACAACTTCGTACATAACAAAGGACGTCCTGGGAACAACAAGTTGCAGAGTATGTGCAGACGATTTGCGACCGGAAAACCAATCTAATTCTGATGTAATCTTTGCATACACACTTGGTGGAAATTTATATTGGACCCAGCAGCGTGATCGTTACGCTACACAGCGATTGGTCGGTGCAACATCGAAAAAATTAATTCGAATGGGACCGTCAATCGTCAATCGACTGCAGTTTCAGTGCGCATAACAAAAGAGCCCTTCACGGGCTCTTCCCTATTGACAACAACCGATAGATATCATAATATTGATTTTTACTACGAGGTGTTACCATATGCAGAAAATTAAAGTGTGTGAAGTTTTTGGACCAAGCGGCTACTGGGAATACAAACAAAATGAGAACGGTCAGTTGGACCACATCTACATTGACCGCCCTGGTGTAACACAAGGTGAAGGGATCTTTATTGGTCAGCGGTCAACATTCCTCCGCACATTCGGCTGCAATCTATCTTGCCCCAGCTTCGGTCTCCCACACGGTGAAAAAACTGACGAACCTGACCAGATTGGTGCAAAAGTCAACCTCTACAAAAGTATTGCAGAACTACCAGCCGCACAATACGGATGCGATAGTTATTTTAGTTGGCATCCAGACTTCAAAGAACTTGCACCAATGTTGACAATGGAGCAGCTTGCCGGACAGCTTATTCAAGCAAGTGATGGTTCATTCTTTAAGTTTGCTGTTAATCCTACTCACTTAATCTTCACTGGCGGTGAGCCTCTACTTGGTTGGCAACGTGCGTATGTCGAGTTGATTGACGAAATCCACAAGCAGGATCCGGTATGGTCACAACAACCACACCTACGTCTGCCGATTACTTTTGAAACAAATGGCACAAAGCCGTTGATTATCGATAAAACATCAGGGTTGGCGCACATTGAACTATTAACGAAGTACTGCAATATTACGTGGAGCATCAGTGCTAAACTATCTCCAAGTGGACACACACGCGAAGAAGCGATTGATCCATCGGTTGTTGCCACATACATCGACTTTGGTCACAACGCTTACTTTAAGTTTGTGATTATGTCTCCTAACGACCTCGATGAAGTCGATGAAGTTGTTAAGCAATACGTTGCTGCAGGTGTTGATCTTCCTGTTTACATAATGCCAGTTGGGGGTACATCTTCCGAATATCACAAGTACTCGACTGTCGAGTTGGTTGGCGAAGCGGTTAAGCGTGGATACAACATTACACCTCGCTTGCAAGTACTGATTGGTGACAACAGTCAAAGCTGGTAATATGTCTTGGAACAACGCCCTACCGTGGTGGATATACGAATTAGCACACGAGCACGATATTGCAAGCGCTTTGTGTGCTTTCGAAAATGAGTGGTTTGCAGGGACATCGCGTGCCTTACCTGCTCACGCAATAAAACACTCCAAGGCTACTTTTGATACTTGGAAACCAGGTGGATGGAATTATGAATACAGTGAAGATTACTGGGATAAACTACCAGATACTGACAAAGACCGCAGCAGAAATGCAAGGTCAAATTGGACTGGCAAATTTTAATACGCAAGAGATTTGGATCGGTGATAGCTTCACCGCACAAACACAGCGTATTGCACGAACGCACGAAGTTCTCCATATTTTAAGCGATGCGTACGGTTTAGACCTTTCTGAAAGACAGGTAAAGTACCTTACTCACGCAATGATTGCGTTTGTTGAAGACAATCCTGAATTTAAAATATGAACCTGAACAACGAGCGTCTATTAGACCTTGCTAAACAAGCTGGTTTGAAAAAGCCATACGGTAGCGACACTGAATACATTGGCGATTTCGATTGGCGAGATTTTGCACGGTTAGTGATCAAAGAGTGTGCTGATGTTGCAAGTGATGGACCAAAAGGTGCTCACCCTTGGCATTACGGCTTGCTGATTGAGCAACACTTCGGATTGGACTGATGATGACCAGCGGACCAGTCATTCGCGGCAGAGCCAGTATCTGCACGTGGGACCTTCAATTTAGGTTCTATGACAAACAGCAGTGTACAAAATTTATTGCTGCGTTTATGGAACTTGAAGTTTCAGGTGCAGACAATATCAAGTACGAAGTGATCGTCGGAGACAGCCTCACACTCGACGAACACTGGATCACAATCGAGGGTGGCGTTTGGGCAAACAACTTGTCAACAATCGCCAAGCTACTAGAAGATGTGGATTACAAATCAGACATCAACAATGCAGACTAATCAAACGTATCTTAAAATCAACGAAATTGATGATTATTTAAATAATCTTCACCACGAATTTCGTAACACTTCTGAAATTCAAACCGTCCGTGATCTAATCACAAAGACGCCTCGAGATGTACTGGAGCGCAAGTACACCGAGCTCTTGTTACTTTCCCAGCAATTGATCACTACCCTCAACTACGCATTAAGTGAGGAACGCAATGGCGACACATATTGAAGTAGCTGGGAAACTCGTCAAAGACTATATCGCATCTGAATTCGTATGGGATGGTGAAATCGTTCAACTGACTGGGCGATATGCGTGCCCAATCAATCAGACTTCACCACAACTGACAATTCAAGTTATCATTGGTAGTATCCAAGTTGAAGTGAAAACGCAAGACAAGGATGCACCTGCCGTTAAGTGGGTAGACCTCAAAGAATTGAAAATTGTCAAGGACGCAGTATTATGAAAATTGGTATCGTTGGTTATGGCACAACAGGTAAAGCTGTTGAATACGGGTTTAACTCGCCAAATAACACATTCAAAGTGTTCGACACAGCACTTCCAGAAACATCAATCTACGACATCGTTGACACTGACGTTGTCTTTATATGTCTCCCAACTGAAACAAAAGACCACACAATATCTGCATATGCTGTATTAGAAGTGTGCAACCAACTAACATACAGCTTCAAGTACAAAGGGCTTGTTGTTATCAAGAGCAATTTGACCCCTGGAACGCTTGATCTTCCACAATGGAAAGAGGCTCGTAGCCGTCTCAACCTGGTTGTCAATCCAGATTTCGCCACCGATCCAGTTCGTGCTCACCGAGACTTTGTCGAAACGACACAAATCGTGCTCGGCACCGACACTCCTGCTGTTCTCGAACAAGCAAAGCAATTGTATCTTAGCAGCAACGTCATTCGTAAATGGTTTATGGAGGTGTCTATCAATGAAGCAATCTTGATCAAAATGTTCAACACTGTGCTACTTGCCACACGTGCTGCTGTTGTTGGTGAGTGCAAGGAGATGCTTGCTGCATTCTCTAACCGTGATTGGAACGACATTGCCGCTATCCTTTCTCACGATAAGCGAATTGGATATGCGCATATGCAAAATCCGACTAGCTTTGATAGTGAAACCGATGCTCTTGCTAACACGTTCGCTCGGGTATCCAGCTTCAAACAACTGCATTCGAACACCGTTGCAGGTGCTCTCGTATCAAACAGTCTGCTCAAAAATAATTGGTAAAAAGTTGTATACAGATCAAAGTTTTGTTATAAATAGATATGTTCCGTAAGAAATTCGTCTTGCGGTTCATATTAAAACTTTGGTAATATCATCAGTTTGTTAGTTCGTATAAACTATCTTTTTAAGGAAACATTATGACAATCTCTAAATCAAAATTTGACATCTCTCGCGCACGCGCCGCTTTCTCCAAGCAGCCAGGCAATCAAAATGCCGACCGTCCCTCCTACTACCCTTTCCACAAGCTACCAGAAAACAAGAGCGCCACACTGCGTTTCATTCCTGATGCTAATCCTGACAACGAACTAGGCTTCCTGATCGAGCGTCGCATGCACGAATTGCTTGTTGACGGCGAAAAGTCTCGCGTTGCTTGCTTGGAAATGTACGGTGACAAGTGCCCGATTTGTGATCTATCCCGTCAATACTACAAAGCTAAAGACACCGTCAATGGTAAGAAGTACTGGCACAAGAAGGACTACATCAGCAAGGCAATCGTGGTGAAAGACGGTCTACCTCCTGATCCTGAAACTGGTGAAACCTACATCGGCAAGGTTGTCGTGGTTAACCTCGGCAAGACTTTGTACGACATCATCGCTCACAACATCTCCAGTGGCGACCTAGGTGACGATCTACCTTGCGACACACAAAACGGCTTCGACTTCATCATCACTCGTACGACCAAGCCAGGTCCTAATGGTGAGAAGTGGTCTGACTACGGTCTATCCAAGTTCGCTCGTGCTCCACGCGCACTGGAAGACGAAGAAATCGCTCTACTAGAGCAAGAAGACGACAACGGTGGTACTCCAAACTACATCGATCTGTCGACCATGCTTCCTAAGAAGCCAGACGCCGAGTTTGTTGAGAACATCCTAGAGCAAAGCCTAGGTGGCGGTGCAGGTAGTGAAGACGATGAAGATGCCCCAGCTCCACGCTCCGCTCCAAAGGCAGGTTCCGCAGCATCTAAGTTCGGTGCAGCAAAGAGCAAGCCTGTTGTGACCGAGGACGAAGATGACGCCCCAGCACCACGTCCAGCAGCTAAACCTGCTGCAAAGCCAGCTGCAAAGGTTGAAGCACCAGCAGAAGACGACGAAGCAGAAGCTGAAGCGTTCCTAGCTCAAATCCGCAATCGCCGTGCCGCTGCAAAGGCTGCTGCTGACGAAGAATAATCAACTGCTAGTTAGTTGATCACGACCCAGGAATGTTTGACTATATTCCTGGGTCTGTTAGTTTTACATTGTAGGAATATAACTATGGCAAAATTTGCTTTTCTAAAGGACTTTGAGAAAGAAATCAAAGACCTTAAATCCGTTGGTGGTGACGTTGAGATCGGTCGTTATTGGATCTCGTACGGTAACTTCGTGCTCAATCGAGTGCTAAGTGGTGAATTCACAAAGGGTCTTGCTCAAGGTACTGGCGCTCTTGTTGCTGGTTTCTCTGGCACCGGTAAGTCGTTTATCGCAGGTAATGTGATTCGTGAAGCTCAGAAGGCTGGCGCGTTCAATCTGATCATCGACAGCGAGAACGCACTAGACCGCGAGTACCTCGAGAAGATTGGTGTCAACTACGAAGAAGGTATCCTCCGTAAGCGTGTTGTCAAGATCACCGATGCGTGGACACTCGTTCGCTCATTCTTGGATGGGTACATCAAGGAATACAGCGACGACCTATCGAAAGCTCCCAAGCTACACATCACCGTTGACAGTCTCGGCTTTATGATGACCGACAGCGACTATGATAACGCAGCCGCTGGTGACTTCAAGGCTGACCAGGGCGCTACCAAGCGGATGATCAAAGACTTCTTGAAGAAGCTCACTCACGCTGTCGCTGGTTTGAACATTACATACCTGTGTACTGATCAAGTGTACCAAGCTCGCGCTGAACAGATTATGTCTGGTACTGCGATCAATGGCGCTGTACTGAATGAACAGGTCAAGTTCGCTTTCCACCAGATTGCATACCTGTCCCGTCTGAAGTTGAAAGACGACAAGACGAAGGAAATCACTGGTATCCGTCTAAAGGTTGCAGCTGCGAAAACTCGGTTCACACAACCATTCGGTCAAATCGAACTAGAAGTGCCTTATTCCACCGGTATCGATCCGTACAACGGTTTGTTCGAAGTTGCTGTGGCACTTGGCGTCGTCAAGCGTGCAGGTTCGTGGTACACATATGGCGAAAGCAAGTTCCAGTCGAAAGACTGGGATAAGTACCAGGAAGACGTCTTGATTACACTTGAAAGTATGAAGGATGCTTCCATTCAAGTGGACACTGGACTTGAGACTGCAAATGACCCAGCTGCTGGACCGTTTGCAAATCAGAAGCGTTTGGCTGCTGAATTACTAGAAGAGTAACTATGTTTGACAATGATGACAACACTGATGAAAAAGACCTTACAATCAATCGCGACGATGTAATTGATATGCTGGTCAAGCGACAGAAAATGTGGCTCGAAGCAAGTGTTGTTATCGCTAATCTCCTGCCAGATGCCTGGGACGTAATTGAAGGGTATCTGGCAGAGACGCATAATGTAACAAACCTACTGTTGAGTGATTTGACGTTCGAACCATCAACCGAACTGTTGAAGTACAGCGTATTCGAACAAGGCGACACGCTAGTGTACCACGTTCCGATCCCACTGTCTCTTGCTGTTAATCCTGGTGACGAAGGTGAAAAGTTGCTCACTTATTTGAACAGTCTTCCGCCACCCCCATCGCAGCAAACTGATGGTGAGCCAATTACACCCGAATCGAAAATTCGCAAACAACTGCACCACACGTTAGACCTACATCCGGGAATGTATATGGATGTTGACCGCTTAACCGAACTTGAGATACAATCAACAAAAGGGCAATTTATCAAGTACCCTGTTGCTGAAAAATTACAATGACCATCCTCGCCGAACTCGGTGATAATTTTGAAAATCTACCAGACATCCTTGACCGGATGGATGATGACTTTAAGGACGCTGCAAAGCACTTGAAGATCAAAGGCATCACTCTTGACCAATCTCTTATCGAACAAGCCAGTTGGGTTGGACACTACGCAATCCGACACGCAGAACTTCGTACCATTCGCAAGCACATTGAAACTGTGATCGACAAGACACGTGGCAAGTATTGGAAGCACTACACCGAGAAACATCCACGCGAACTGCAGTACCGCGACAAAGAGCAGTACGTCAATACGGAAGAACGTGTCAATGAATTGAAATCGATCTTTCACGCTGTCTCTGAAATGGAAGAGAAATATGAAGCGATGTGCGAAGCGCTAAAGCAAAAAGGGTTTATGTTAAACGCAATCGTCAAATCAAAGGTTGCATCCATTGATGGTAATATCGTATTATGACAGTAGAATATCGTTCAATTGATGATATAATTAAATCATTGACAGGATCCAAACCAATGCGACCAGCAACAGCGCGACCAGCCCGCAATATCGGACGTCGTGTGCGTAGATATAAACACCTCGAGCGAGACGAAATCGCTGCAGCATCAACAGTAAACAACACAGGCAACAATATGATCTCATACGTAGAAACCGACTTTAGCGACTTTATTCAAAATGAGTTTGTGATGGGTCGATTGAAGACTGGGACAGATATTTTCTGCGATGAAGTTCGGTTCGAGATCATACCGAACCTCAACCAAGTCGTCTGCAATGTCGTCGATAGTCTTGGGTACGAAAATACATTGATTTCTTCAAGCAGCAGCCGGGCGCAAATGATCGTCAACGGCAAGGGGATCATCGCAGCTCGAACAAATTCCAACTCTTCGTATGTTGAAATTATGGGTGATCAAGATTTGATCGATGCTGTGTTTGGCGTTCTGCTAAACAACCACTCCGAAATCACGACAACAATCGAATGGATCGTTGGTGGTGATGGTGGTGATGGTGGCTCAATTACAATTCCACTATACGCACCGGAAGGTGTCGTCGACAGCTCGTACCCGTTCATTGAAGAAGGCGTAGAGCAGTTTGTCGATGACTTCCTCAAGTCATCTGAAAACATCTTGCTGTTGATTGGTGCACCTGGTACTGGTAAATCGAACTTCATCAAGTACATCATTTCTCGCTCGAAGAAGAATGCACTGATTACGTACGACCCCGAAGTGATGAAGCGTGACGGGATCTTCGCCAACTTCATCGAAGATGATTACGGTTCATTGATTATGGAAGACGCTGATGCGTTCCTTGGTGCTCGCACCGAAGGTAATCTAATGATGTCAAAGTTCCTCAACGTTGGTGATGGTATCGTGTCGATGCGCGGTAAGAAACTGATCTTCTCAACGAACCTCGAAAACCTTGATGACATCGATCCAGCTCTGCTCCGTCCAGGCCGTTGCTTTGCTGTCGTTCAGTTCCGCAAGATGACGTTCGATGAAGCGAAGCAATTTACTGCTGACCATAAAATTACTGGTTGGGAACCCACCCCTGGCGAAGAATACTCACTCGCAGATTTATACAATCACACCAAACAAGTGCGGAAAGTTATTCCAAAGCGCAAAGTTGGATTTTACTGATGCAATGCGTAATCAAAATTGCTGATGAAGTAACCTGCACACTAACCGGGTTACAACCACACCATCTTGATAGACTGGTTGACGACCACTCGGAACACGTTCCGGGGTTCAAGTTTATGCCACTGTACAAGATGGGCGCTTGGGATGGTAAGACTAACTTCGTTACGAAGAAAGGTCGTACCTATCAGGCTATGCTTCCTGATATCATTCCACAACTTGTCAAATGGGGCTACCAACTCAAACTAAACGATGTCCGTCCCTCGCTTGAAATAAATGTCCAACACGTTGATAAGGACCTGTTTAGCGAGTATGGCTGGACACTACGGGAACACCAAGTAGAAGCGGTCAATGCAATCATCGATAACGACCACAAGGGAATTATTCTTGCAGCCACTGGTGCTGGGAAATCTTTAATCATCTGTGCATTGTCGAAGGTGTATGAGAACATTGGGTTCCGCTCGCTTATCATTGTCCCGAGTGTCGACCTCGTCCACCAATCCAAAGAGCCGTATGATGCTATGAAGATGGACGTTGGTGTCTATACTGGTGATACAAAGGACACTGATCACCAGCACGTATTGTCAACGTGGCAAGCACTACAGAACAATCCCGCATTGCTACTGAACTTCCAGGTTGTCATCATTGATGAAACTCACGGTGCTAAAGGTGCTGTTATCCAGAAGCTGCTAATCCAGCACGGAAACCACATTCCTGTTCGGATTGGTTGTACTGGTACTATGCCAAAGGAACCAGCAGACTTCAAGTCAGTATATTCTGCAATCGGTGCAACAGAAGCATATTCGATTACAGCAGCGGAATTGATGAAACGTGGATTGCTGGCAACTGTCAACATCAATCAGATGATCCTCCGCGACAGTGAAGATCCTGAACAGGAAAAATTTGCTGAATACGATCACGAGAAGAAGGCGCTGATTGCTAATGCACCACGGAACAAGTGGATTGCAGACTTCATCGTCGACTTATCGACGAATAATGGAAACAGTCTTGTGCTTGTCAGCTCAATCCCCATTGGTAAAAAACTCCAGAAAATGATTGGTGACGAAAAGTCTGTATTCATCTATGGTAAGGACGATACCGAGACGAGACGGGAAGTGTACGCGCTGTTTGAAACGCACAATAACATTACCGTAATTGCCAATGTTCAAATTGCCGCAGTTGGTTTGAGCATAGATAGGATCTTCAACCTCGTGTTATTGGATATCGGCAAAGCATTCACTCGTGTCGTCCAGGCTATTGGTCGTGCACTACGAATGGCAAGCGATAAGACGCACGCAGAGGTGTGGGATATTGGGACGAATTATAGTTTCGGTGCTGCGCACGCAAGAAAGCGTGTATCATACTATAAAGAGGCCGCGTACCCATATAAACGAACACAAATCAATTACAAATGAAACAATACTTCAATATCCAATTAAAACAAGGCAAACGGCTGCTATATTTCTTTGACCAGTGTGGTATGATGGACAACGGTCACCACATTGTCGATTTACAACAAATAATCGACACAGACGTTGACACCTTTGGTGCAGGCTGGGACTATGTTAGAATGGCTGGAGATATTCCAGTTTTCAAAAAGAAAGACGCAGTTGAATAATATGAACCTCATCGATATCAGTGACATTGGTAAAAATATCCTAACCACGGCAGATATCAAAACACTCGAAGGATATTGGAACTACGACTTGCGTCAGCAAGATTACTTCTGCAGCTCGCTAACTGTCGTTGTTGAGTTGCAATCATCAGCTCTAACGATTGCTGTTGGTAAATCTACACTGACACTGCCAGTAGACTGGTTTGTAATCGTCTGCGATAAGATGACCGGTTCCGTTGACACAATCAAAGTGCACGAACTAACGAATACGAGCTTCAAACTATTTGTCGTAGGTCCTAAGCACCACACAGTTACGGAAACTGGATATCGTGTAATCGATTTCGACCAATCACGAACATTCTTTCATCCAGTAATGGGTAAACATCAGCTACTATGTACGGAAGTAAATCCAGGTAAATGGATCCTCGTTTCTCCAAACGATAGCTACCAGAAGTATTTGAAGAATATGGCGCTTGCCGATTTTCTAATGTAAGGACATAAAAATGGCTACTGAAGACCAAACCGTATCACAACCCAAACCAAGAGGCAAGGCAAAAGGCGGTGTAATCAAGGTTGAGACGATGTCGCTCAATCAATTCCGCTCATATCTCAAGGGTATTATGTTTGTTGGTGGACCTACTTGGCGACCAGACCGCGATCAATGGGAAGCAATTGTTGCAATTATCGACAAGTTGACAGTTGATGGACCTGTCCCCGTTGCTACCGCTCCAGCTTACCAAATGCCACAGCAGCAAAATCCGTGGCAGCAATCACCATCGTGGGAACCAATGCAGCCACAACAAGTTCGCACACCATCGGCAATGGACACAGTCAGTGAAGATGGTGGTGAATACCAAACGCCGTTTGTATAACGATGCAGTATTCTACTCACCTCGACAAGCGTGAGCTAACATATAATGGGGTCAGCATTGTTGACCCCAAATTGTTTAACCCACCACACTCGTTGGTGGTAAACCTGTTACAATCTGGTGCAGCGGTTCGTGTTGACCAAGTTACACCACCAATTGAGCAGTACAATCAGTTTGCAGACAATCCCGTAACATTACCGACCGACAGCGACTTTATGATTGCGCCACCAAAGTTCATACTACCAGCGAAATACAAAAAGTTAAATATCATCAAGTACACTGAAGCACTGTTAGTTGAAGATATCCGCTCACTACCGTCCAGTCAAAAGTCAAAGCGTGTTGACCGGTATGATAGTGAGATGGAGTGGTACCTAATCAACAACAAGCAGGATATGCTCCGTACTTTGGTCTATGTTGTTGATACGCTCGAGGATAGTGAAATACCTTGGGGAGTTGGTCGGGGCAGTAGTATTGCAAGTTACATTCTATACTTGATCGGGGTTCACGACATCGACCCAATCGAGTATGATTTAGATTGGCGTGAGTTTTTACGCGATGAAGATTGAGTAAATACGCTATTAATTAGGAGTATTCAAATGGTTAAAATGGTTAAATCGGCACAGGGCGAAACAATCGATTGGGACTTGCTAAAATTGCAATCTCAAACAAACAACAACGTAGCAGAGCCAGTTAATGTAGTTGACCAAGCTGCTGTTGCGGCTCGTCGTCAACAACGTGCGCGAATGGAAGCTGCACGCAAATTGCTCGACAAAGCTCAACAAGAAGCCGCTGCTGCACCAGACGAAGAAAGCAAACCAGTTACCAGCAAGAAAGGCAAAAATGCTTGAACTGATTAAAGACAGCATCATCTTCGCTTTCGAAGATGCTGTAGTTGGTGGTACGTTTGTGGAAAAGTCTTCAACCGGGATCTACCTCGGTCGCGATACTCACCGTGCAGCAAACTCTCCCCGCTGGGCGAAGGTTGTATCGATCGGGCCAGATGTTGTCGATGTGAAAAAGAACGATCGCATTCTAATTGAACCAACAATGTGGACTATGGGAATGGTCTATGATGGGGTTACGCTGTGGCGTACAGCTGAAAAATACGTAATTGCTATTGACGGATAAAATATGTTTCTAATTGTTTTGCTGGTGCTTGCGGCACTAGGGCTCGCAGCTACTGCGGAATTTTTCAGTGTCGTTGGTTTAGCGACCACTTATGCAGGATCGTTCTACTCTGTGATCGCACTCGGCGTTGCGATCGGGTTTGGCAAATTAGTTAGCGTTAGCTTTCTGTATCGTTTTTGGGAAAAACTAACGATTAGCTTCCGCACAGTGCTAGCAACAATTATCATTTCAATGATGTTGATCACCAGTTTTGGCACATTTGGATTTCTCACCAAATCGAGCCAGGCTGATATGGTTGGTCTGAAGCAGACCAACGCGTCCCAGCAACTGCTACAAGATGAAGCTGCTCGATTGAATGCACGTAAGCTACAGATTGACCAGCAGATTGCTCAACTAAAACCTGATGATGTTCAAGGACGCATTCGTCTCAATCGTCAATTCAAAGATGAATTGAAAGAAATCAACACACGTCTCCCTGCAATTGAAAAAGAAAAAGCTGCACTTGCCGGCAACGAAATCAAGCAGCAAGCCGACATTGGTCCGCTTGTTTATCTTGCGAAATCAATGGGTCTCGATGTAGACATTGCAACAACGTGGTTCACACTGATGCTTGTTATTGTTCTCGATCCAGCTGCTGTCGTCCTAACACTATGCACGAACATTGCTATTGCGCATCGTCAACGCGTCAAGTTAGAAATCAAGCCTGTTGAGCTACCAGTCACAATCGTGGAAGGAACCATTCGCTACAACGAAATTGGAGAGTTATTCGAGCGATTTGACGGAGAAAAATGGGTTGCATACAAACCACATAACGACAACGTACAACCGACCGAGAGTGGGGTAATGGCACACACAGTAGCAGAAGCATTTCCTGAGCTGTCGCTCCCGTAGAGTTGGACCCGTTCGAAAAGAACGCTGTCGCAGCAATTACACCACCACAAGATGGCGTGCCACACTTCCCAGAGTATGAGGTTCCTGTCCAACCTGGTGCTATCGATTTTACCGTTAACAATCTGGACCAAATCAATTGGGTGCCAGACCAGCCACCAGTAGAAGCTCCTGAGCCACAATCCGCTTTCCCATCAATTGTTGACACACTTGAGCACACAGACGTCTCTACCCAGATTGATCTCGATTTCAACGCACCAATCGTTGAAGAACCTCCATTGACCAATCCGGAAGTTGCACAAACTGCGTTAGCCGCTGTATTCAAAGACACTCCAGAATATTTCAAAGACAGTGCTGATAGTTTGTTAGACGAAGTTGCTGTTGCACAAGGTCCACAACCTATCGTTGACAACACTGGGATTGAACAGAATACTTTTGGTCAACCAAATCGTGTAGCGTGGGACCAGTTTGTTAATGTTGCTAATCAAATGGCTAACAGCCGGAATTCCCGCAATCCTGACGAATTCCGTCAGCACTTGGCTCAACTACAAGCATACATTGACGAGCTTGATAGTCGTAAAGATGCTATCAGCGATGACGAGGCTGCCCTACGCTCTCGCATCATTGCATTTATCCAGAGACACCAAACTGCTTAATCAAGTATACTTGTCTATACTTCACTATAATCGACTATGAAACAACTTTGGGTTAAAAAGTACGCACCAGCTTCGTTTGAACAGTATTGCTTCAGCAACAAGCAGATGCGTCAAACACTATTGCAAATTCTTGCAGACAATGATATTCCTCACTTGCTATTAGCAGGTGCAGCCGGTACAGGAAAGAGTACACTCGCTCGTTTGCTAATTGAGTATAATGAGATCGAACCAGCTGATGTACTAACCGTGGACGCATCAATTGACAATAATGTCGACACCATTCGTGACCGCATTCGAACATTCGTTACAACGACTGGGTTTGGCGATGTTAAAATTGTATTGTTGGAAGAAGCTGACCGTCTAAGCTCTGCTGCACAAGATACACTACGCGAACTAATGGTTCGCTATAGTGACGATGCTCGGTTTATCCTGACAGCAAACTATGAACATAAGATTACTGATGCGATTAAGTCTCGTGTCCAGACTTACACATTTGCTTCACTCCCAGCTGCAAGTGCAACAAAGCGTGCTTGTGAAATTCTAACTGCAGAAAATGTTGAATTCGATGTTGACGATGTTGCGCAACTTGTCAACGATAAACTACCCGATATGCGTGGGATTATCAATACGCTCCAACAGTTCTCTGTTGATGGTCAGCTGAAATATGTTGGTACTAAACAACAGGGTGACGTTGTTGAACTATTTCTCGCTGGCGACTTCAACGGTGCTCGTGATTTTGTTATGCTCAATGTCCCGCCTGCAGAAGTAATCAACATCTATAATGAACTATTCGAAAACATTACGCAGTGCGAGCCGTTGACGACAAGCGAAGAAATCCTGGATGATGCAATCATTCTGTTTGCAAAATATCAGTACCAGCACGCGCACTCTGCTGACCCGATTATCTGTATATGTGCACTATTTGCAGAATTAAGGAAACTAACAAATGTCCAATGAAATCCCACAAGCAATCATCGATACAATTTCGAAGAGTGATGCAAATTCTCGTGTCGCATTCCAACGCCGAATGACTAACCTCGAAAACTATATCACAAACGAAATCAACCCAATCGAAGAACAAATTCTCAATCTTCGTGCAAAGCTAATCCCTTTGTACGATGGCGTAAAAATGTTGCGAGATGAAGCGCTTGCACATTGCACGCACGCTCCTGAAAATTTAGTTAAGCAGGAAGACGGCTCTATCAAGTGCAAATTCTGTGAAACAATCTTCCACGTAAAAACTGCTTTTGATGTAAATGAGTGAGCTAACTGTCTTCCAAGTTCTCAGTGAACTTGAAAAGAAAAACTACTTCCTTTGGGAACAATTGACGGAAAGCGAGCAGAAGCAATTCCATCCGCTTGTTCTAATGAAGTGGATGATTGGCAGTGGAGTGCCAGCCACTCGGCTACAACAAGTCAATCTCAATCTGTTCAGTCTGTCGAAACAGCAACAGTTCCTCAAACTTGCTACCGCTGGACAGAAAAAGTCCCGGCGATGGCAATGGGTACAAAAGAAAGCTAAAGATGATGCCGAACTGTTGAAAGCAATTCAGTTTGTATATGATACTAACATTCGACAAGCCGAGCAAACTCTCAACCTCTTGACCGACAAAGAGCTTGAACAAGTAGTACAAGAATACCGTGACAGCACTGATAAAAAAGAAAGTAAAAAGCGCAGGTAACTACGTATGCAGTTATTGCGATAAATCATTTATGCGAGAAGCTGCGTTTCTGGACCACGTGTGCCAGCAGATGCAACGTGCGCATAAGATGAAGACCAGTGAAGGTGTTGCTGCGTGGCTTGCTTATGGCAGTTGGCTCAAGTTTATGGGCAAGAAAGTTCCGCCTCAATCTGGCTTCATCTCATCTCGGTTCTATCAGTCATTCATCAAGTTCGCAGCGTTTGTCCAAGCCACAAAGCTGCCAAACGTCGAGTCGTACATTCGACATATGGTCAAGTACGACATTCCACCTGTAATCTGGACAAGCGACCCAATCTATAATGAGTGGGTTCGTGTCAATTCTACTGAGCGTTCTCCTTCCAAGTTAGTCCAGGCATCAGCTTTGTACCTGTGCAAAGTAGCAGAGGTCCAGAATTGTGATGTAGCAGAAGTGTTTAGTAATACAACTTCAAGTGAAGTAGGTCAGTGGATACGTAACGGTGATGTTTCACCGTGGTTACTACTAACGAGCACTAAATTCAAGCAATGGTATGCTGGTTTAGATGAGGATGATAGAGACCATCTTGCACGCGTGTTGGACATTGAGGAATGGGCGGACAAAATTCGTTCGAACCCAAACACGGTAACAAAGACAAAAGCAATCGTTGCAGAAATGGGCCTGTAAAATGGCATCATTCGATATAGATATCGATATCCCCATTGGGACCGACCTTCGTAGATTGTTTCCAACAGCAATCCCAGCGTCTCGTGTTGATAAGGATGAACTCGTCAAGCACCCTTGTGGGCATTATTTCGAAAATATTGCGGTTGATGCACTGACAGGGCTTGCTGCCATCCCTCATAAAGAAGCTGCCGAACTTGGTTTCACGAAGGTTGATTTTCTTCACCTGTCTCTACTCGGTGAATTCAAAACGAAGAATGAATTTAGAAGAGCGTGTAGAAAGAAGCCTGATTGGTCGCTATTAGAACGAATGGATATCGTATCGCAACTGTTCCAAATAAAAAACCACTACGACCTCATTCAAAAAATTAGTCCAAAGAGCATTCAAGAGCTTGCTGATATCGTTGCACTAATTAGACCAGATAAACGATATCTACTGAATGATTACATACGGAACAAAGAAAAAGTGAGACCGATGTTGTACCGGTCTCACGATGATGATAAGTCTGCGTTTCGCAAAGGACACGCATTGAGCTATGCAGTTACAATTGTTGCCCAGCTTAATTTACTGAGCAACAATTGATTAGTACGTAGCCAACGCTTGTGCTGGTGGAGTGAACGCAGCAGTATAACGAGCCTTACCTTTTGTGACGCGTAGGTCATCAATATAACCAGCGAACTTGCCAGCTGCGTTCAACTTATCACCAACGAATACATTACCAGCAGTATTTGTGTATGTTGTTGTATCAGTGACGGTAGCCCCAAGCTGTGTACCATTAACAAAGAACCGACCAGATGTTCACTACGGGTATATGCAAGATGTGTCCACTGGTTCAATGGAATTGTCACGGTTGCGGTTGATGCGTGGTTTACGAGATTTCCATTAAAATACAGCGTAGCTGGTGCTCCAGTGAATGCGTAGAAGCACCAGTTGCCTGTTGCTGACGCCCAATCATACTGATTGCAAATAAACGATGCTGGGGATGCAGCAGAAGTTGGACATACCCATAATTCAACGGTGAAATCACCAGAACCAAGTGCAAACATTGAATTAGTATTTGGCGTCTGCAAGTAATCTGTCGTGCCGTTGAAGTACAGCATATTTGTACCATACTTGCTTGTAATTGGAGCATAGTAAGACGATGGATACTGCGCTGTACTAGAAGTAGCACCATTTGTTGTTAGCGTGTAGCCACGTGGTCCAGCATCTTGCAGAATGCTACCGTTTGTGAATAGCAACATTTCTGTACCTGTGATCGCTGTTAGTTGTGGCTTTGGTACAAAGAATGGAGCTGTATAGACAGCCGTACCATTGACGATACGGAAGTTGCTCAACTGACCAGCACCATTTGCTAGACCAAATGTCCAGTCTTCTGCAGCTGTTGGGTATGATGTTGCAAATGTACCTATGCCAACGAGTGCACCGTTTAGATATAGCTTCGTACCGTTTGTACCAGTATTTTCCCGAACAGCTGCTATGTGGTTCCAAACATTTACTGTAGGCATCTTTGTTACAGAGATTGTTGGATTGCCACCCTGCTGGGTAAATGACCACGATGCCGTAAAGAAACCAAATAATATAGTTTGATTACCAAGAATTGACCAGTTGGTTGGTGCAGTCGTTGGACGATACCAGAACTCAATTGTGAACTGATTTTGCGACAATGCAGCGCTAGTAGTTGATAGGTAAGTTGCTTGACCGGATGTGAACGAAGCACTGTAACCACTTGCTAGCGTTGCTGCTGCATATGCTGTTCCGGATGTTGCATTTACTGCACCAACTGTTGTGATGTCGTTCTTACCAGTTACGTCAACAATACCAGCGCCTGCTCCGGTTAGTAGCAATGCAGTATTAGCGACTGGAATTGCTGGTGCTGTAGGTGGAGTAAACGACTGTGTATAGAGTGCAGTACCGTTTACAACACGAATGTTTGACATATATGCATTGATGTAGTCGCTTCCAGCAAATCCGTTACCATAACCTACCACAACTGGGCTAGTGGTTGTGTTAGCTGCCAGTGCACTTGTTGCTGTGGCTGCTTGTACGCCATTGATGTAAAGGTAAAAACTAGAGCCAGAACGAGTGTATGCAATGTGTTGCCACTGATTAAGCAACAAGTTGCCAGTACACGTGCCGATAAGACTTGCAGAATTGTACAACGCAGCAGTTAGTGCTCCAGCACTGTTGATATACAGGTCGAATTCAGTAGTAGCATTAGTAGATGCAACCTTACCAATCACATTTCTGTAGTTAGCAAACGATAGAGGATACAACCACAATTCAATTGTAAAATCCGACGTTCCTAACTGTAGAGACGATGAACTTGGAACAGATAGGTAATCAGTAGTACCGTTAAAGTACATTGAACCACCATTTACAGCAGGAGA